CTGTGATTCCTTCATCGGTTCGGTATGTCCGAAGGCATCCACCTTGATTGCACCGTTCTGAAGCACGAGATAGCTTATGGAATTCCTCAAATGTCCTGTCCTATTTGTATATGTGCCAAGCAATCGGGCTTTGGCACACGCCATCTCGCCTACCTTTGAGAGAAATTCAACGGCCTTGCGGTCGTATTCATCCTCCGCCCGTTGACGGATAACGGTCAGGATATTGGGGTTTGTCCATTTTATAGCCATAAACTCCTGGTTTCAAAACTCTGTCCGCTGACGTAGTAATCCTTTACCACGCCAGTATGTACCACCACTCCGCTTGCGTTTGTGATAACCGCCTGACATCCGAGGCTTGAAAGAAGCTGCGCATCGCTTGTGTGGCTCGGCAGAATGACCTTGCACGTAGGGATGTAAACCTCCCCGTTTGCCGTCTGTCTTTCTTCTACCTTGCCTTGTACACGGTTGCACTCACTCTCCAAAACGGTTACTGGGGGAGATGTAACATAGTTTCCATCGTCATCCATCCCGGCCTCGCCAGCCTTTGTTATCACTATCTTGAAGGGAAATCGTATCATTACCTTACCAATCGTTGTATGTGTCTATTATCGGTGCGTTGAACTCGTCAGCTACATCTATTTGGTTTTCCCGTGCAAGGGCCGAAATCCTCGCCCTGATACCCCTTTCGTTGTAGCTCTCACTCATACCGTTGTTCGCTGCCGAGGAGAAGGACAGTTGCTTTACAAGGAGGTTTATCGCCACCTTTGCCACCTGCTCCTTTACGGCCACCGCTTCGGCATCCACGCCCAGCTTCTCACACTCCCAGAGTATCTCGTTCTGGTCAACCCCGAACGGGCCAACTTCATATTTTATAGCATCACAAGTTTTCATCGCTTACCTCCTTTATTCGCCTTCGGATATTTTTATCAGACCCATACGGTCGGGCTTGTCAATATCAACGATCATAGCTGCACCATATTCCATATAACGACCTTCCTCATCACGTGAGGAGGCTATGTAATGGCCATAATCCAGCTCGGTGTAGTTCTTGCCCGGAATCTTGTCTACCAGCTCGTAGGGTTTTACCCAGCGCAGGTTCCCTAACTTGGCGTTGGGGATGGCCGAGATATACCCGTTAGGAACAACACTTGCTCCCTCGATGTACTCGTTGATGACCTTGATTCTGAAAGGCATTGCCACGGCTTCCAGAAGTGCGTTACCCATTTCAGGGGTAATCATTCCTGTACGCTCATAGCTACCGAACTTGACAACGAAGTTTTCGCTAAAGTCTTTGCTGGCTGCCAAAAGGTTGAACGTTGCACGATTCATCTGAAGGATGGAGGCATCACGGCCTTTGGAACGCCATCCGCTGATTGTGTTGTCCAAAAATGTCAGCAACAGGTCTGTCGGGAAGGTATCCTCATCGTTGGCATCGGCTTCTTTCAAGGGCAGTTTAATTTTGTTGATTTTTACCCTGTCCTTGCCAACGGTTGCGCTGATTTCGCTCTCGCCTTTGAACATCAGGTCCAAAAGCATCAAGTCCATACGTTTGTGGGGAGCCAGTACACATTCACGATAATCGTCAACAAGGAAGTTGACAATCTCGTTCACGGTAGCGGCATCGCCCTTTTCGTTAAACGTATCAATCAATACCTGAAGCTCGGAAAGGCGGTCGTTGTCCATCTGGAATTTATCACCCAGATAGGCCACTTCGCCATAGCCGTATTTCATTCCACGTCTTTTATGTAACGGTTTCCCGGCATTCTTGTCTATGATAGAGCCAGCGAACACCCCGGTAGCTGTTCCGGAATAGGTTTTGAAGGTTCCATCAGGGTTTGCACGTTTGGGGTCAAGATAATTCTTCCAAACGATGTTATCCTCGCCACGGAGCTGTACTCCAAGACGGTCAATGACTGCTTGTACTTTTGCAGGTTCTTTCAATAATGATTCAATAGTTAGTAACATTTCTTTTTCCTCCTATTATTAAATAAACATAAACCTGTCGCCCAGAGATGCCTTGTCAGCATCGGTAACGGGGATGTACAACTTGTCCTCCACAATCTCAAAGGCACGCCCCAAGAGAGTAACACTTGCCCCTGCCTCAACCTTTGCGGGTGCATAGGCCAAATAGTTGGCCGTGCGCTCTGCAACGAAGGTGTCGGGGTTGTCGGTTGTTACGCTGGTGTTCCACCTTAGAACGGTTCCCAGGGGAACGGTGTAATTAATACCTGTTATGGTAATGGTGTCGAAGTTTTCGCCTGCTTCAAATTTGCTGATAACGATGTCGCTTCCCCCAAATTTCACGGTCAGGGTTTCTGATTCCGGGACTTCAATGCCGCTTCCCTTGACAATCTTCAAGGATTCGATAGCATCTGAGCTATAGACTGCTGCCTCATAAACAATGGCCTCGTGAGCAGTAGTTACGGTTGTCGAGCCTACTCCTTCGGTTACGGTAACGGGGAAAAGGACATCGCCTTTCGTGAAGTCGCATCCCGTGGGGATAGCTGCTTCAAATTCCACCTCGTCATAATCGGCTTTTGTTACAATGGCTTTGATGGTCCCATAGTTGGAATCGTTAAAAGCAATTTTGTCGCCTACTTTCCAAAAGCTGCCCTTCTCGATTCTGATTTTTGCAAGTGAGTCGTTTGCCACAAAATTGGCCTGTACCCTTGCGTTTCTTACCACATACGCATTTTTAACCCCTGCGTAGGTTTCATCTGCTACCACATAAAGCGGTGTCAGAGGGGGGATTTTCTCCTGTGCAGATAAATCTGTTACAGAGAGATTAGCACCTCCGGCCATCCTGTACCCCGATTTCACGTTGTACAACTCTTCGGCTGCTGCGAAGGTGCTGGCATCATAAGTTCTTCCTGCTGCCATAATAATTTCTGTTTTTAGTTAATACTCATTTCTTTGAATCACTACTTGCCGCCAGCTTTTCGGTTTCGGCCTTTGCTACCTCGGCAAACGGATCACGATCCTTTTTTCCCTCGGAAGCTCCTACACCCTGGGAGCCGATACCCTCCTTGACAATGGCTTCCTTTTTGGCTGCCAGTATCTCACGGGCTTCATCCTCGCTCTCCACGGGTTTCATGCCTACCAAATGGCTTTCGGGCACACCAAGTCGCTTTGCTTCGGAACGTAGAAACTGGTTGAGCTTTTCCCGTCTTTGGTGCTCGGTAAATGCCATTGCCTTTTTCTCTACTTCGGACAGTTTTTCTGACCACAATTTCTCTTGCTGCTCCTTGTACGATAGAAACCATGACGGGGGTGATTCATCCTCGTTGATGGTCTTTTCTTTTGGTTCATCAGGTTTTTCCTGCTTATTCCTTGATTTCAAAAGCTCGGCCGCCTTTCTTTCGGCTTCAACCTTAACCTTCTCGGCCACGTCATGGTCAAGCTGCCCGGCAAGTACCCGTAAGTCCTCCACCGCATCAGACAAAACGTCTTCCGTCAGTTCCTCGTCAGTTTTGATTTTCGCTGCCAGTCGTGCTGCCTTGCTCCTGATAGTCCTCTCGGACAGGGAGGTTTTTCCTAACCCCTCGTTAATTTTTTGGTAGATTTTTTCTTCCATTTCTTTGTTCTTTTTTGGTTATTATCAAATTCGGTTTTTCCGATTTTCTGCTTGGGGCATAATGCCCTATCTATATTCAAAAAAAATCATTTCTTCTTGTTGGGAACAAACCCCCAACGTATCAATTCGGTAAACACCGTATTCGCCATCCATTCCATCAGATATGCGTTGTTCTCGGTGTTCTCAAAGCCTGTGTTCAAATCCCGCTGCTTGGCCAAAATGTCGGCTGCATGGCGCAGTTCATGGACAATAACCCCGTAGGTCATCTTTTCGTATTCATGGTCAAAGTTCAAGACAATGAATATGCTCTCCACTCCTTTGTAATTCATTAAAAGCGTATGCCCGTACAATTCGCCTTTGCTTATCTCCTCAAAGTTCGGGATAAGGGTGCATACCTTTTCATAGTCGTTGCTTGCCACTATGTATAATTTCCCCTTGTAAATCGGGATGTCCTTTCCTTTTATGTAGTAATGCAACTTCATTGGTTCCTAATCAATATGCCTGTTTGAAATACTTCTCGTTCTCTAATATGAACCACGGCACCGTTTCCCGTGTCGCTGCCTGTGATATCCGCTCCCTGTTTTCCCTTACCCAACTGTTGAAGGGTTCGGGGGTCTTTACAACATTCGTTGCCCTGTCCTCCTCTCCTAACGGGGTGTTGGCAAGTATCGGGGTGGCTACACACAGGCAGTTGGGATGCCAGCCGAGGAACGTAAAGTCCTTAGGGTATTCCCCAACCATTGAATCACACAAGGGACAAGGGTACGAACTTCCACGTTGAACCTTTATCCCGACAACGAAATTCATCTGCCCCCAGCGGTCATGGTCAGCCTTGTGGTAAGCCCTGTTCATTGACGTTCTCGCAAGGCGCATGGCGTTCTGGTGGGAGCTTCTGTACACTCCTGCTCCTGGGTGGTAGTCCTTTGCTGCCCTGCTTAACTTCAATTCCCCGTGATTATCCCTTACCCTTCTGTATAACCTGTCAGGCTCGTTCAGGTACTTCCTTAAATCTTTGGTTATCGCCGCTGCTCCTTTGCCCTCACGGATTCCCGTGTCAAGAACAAGTTCTATTTGCTCCTTCAGCCCCTCGCCAAGTTTCCACACTCGTGTTGAAAGCCTTTCCCCGTGAAGAATGGAATTGGGGGTTATCATTCGGTCGGAAAGTTTACCCGTGGCTCCAACGGCCTTTAACAATGCCTTGCTTTTCATTTCCGAGATACCAACGGCAACACTTACTCCACCTGTGTACAAGGCCATCAAATCGGCCCTGAAGTCGCTCAGAATGGACTCCACCTCCGAATGTGCCTTGACACTCTTAAATGAGAATATCGCATCGTTGACCTCATACTTCGCGCCCAAGGCAATAAGCATACGGCTGTACTTCACATACAGCTCGTCTATCTGTCGTGCCAGCTTGTTGGCCGCTGCCCTTGCTTTTCTGTCGTGCCAGTTCATATTAGAATGTCGGTTCGGTTATGTCCATCAATCGTAAATTCTGCTGTCTTTGTTGTTCCTGCGCCCTTTCCTGCGCCAAACGTTCCAGCTCCTGCCCGTGATTTTCCACCAGCGGGTTCTGACGTACACCGCCCTCAATGCTCAACACTCCCGCCTCTACTGCGGTCTTGATATTTGTCAAATCGTCAAGCACATCGTCGGGCATCGGGGAGGCAAACTCATAGCTTATATCCAAAAGGTCAATCTTCCCGTCTGAATCCAGTTTTGGGAATAACACTTTCATAACGGCCTTTATAAGGTTTATCTCACGGTCTATCAATTCCCCGTATCTGTCCTGATGATTTTTGGCTTTCAATAAGGGAGCCATGAACACATACTGCCATGCCTTACCCGAAGGTACACCCATGTTCTTTATGGAATCAAAACTTATATCTGCTGAGAAGGTCATCCCGTAAATTAATCTCTCCAAGGTGTGATACTCGTTTGTTCTGTTCTCCGGAGCCGTATCGTAGGTCAAATACGCCACTTTTCCGCCATTCTGCACTTGTATGAC